ACCTAAAGAAGACAGTCAGCCAAAACAAGCCCCTAAGAAGGCAAGTTTTGATGATGAAGACATGCCTTTTTGAGTTAATATAAACCCGAGGGGAGAGCTGTGCAAAGGATTTTCCTAGCTTGCAGACGAGCAGTTTTCCCCTCACCTAATAGGAGTTAATGATGAGTTTACTAACGAGCGTGTATTTTAAGGATACCTTTAACAGACTCTTTGGTTCAGAGCCAAAGATGATGGTCAGGACCACAGATCCAGACACAAGCATGGATGCTGCTGAGAGGGTTGACTCAACAACACTTGAGCAACAGGTCTATGAAGTTATTGCCAAGCATCCTGGCGGGTGTATTGCAGAGGAAGTTATGTCTTACTTCCCCAATCATGGCGTACAAACAATTAGTCCACGATTTGCGCCACTACTTCGCAAAGGTCTTATACAAGACACTGGCGAAAGACGCAAGGCTTCTACAGGCCATTCTCAACGAGTTTTGAAAGCAATTAAATGATAGAAAAACCCCCGTATTCAAAGATTAGTTACCCGTCCAAGCCAAACAAAGATTTCAAATGGGAATCAGGCTCTGATGTCCAAGCCATCTGGAGAAAACATGGATGGACTCCACCCTCGGAGAAAATGTTGCCACCACCACCTGAGAAATATCAAGAGCCTTTAAGGAGAGTGAGATGAATAAAAATACTGTATTGCGATCTGCCTTGAAAGAGCTTGAATGGCTATCAAAAATGGATGATCCATCTGAATCATTAGTGCAAACAGTCAAAGACATAAAGTCTGTATTAAAAGCGCCTAAACATAGATGGCAAGGTCTTACAGCAGATGAGTTCGTTTATTTTTGCTCTTATGTTGACCATGAGACTCTTGACCAAATTGAAATTACTTTAAGGAAAAGAAATGAGCTATGCAGCAATTGAAATAAAGATTTTGCAATGGTCTGAAGCCCGTAAGATCATTCCGAACAGCAACCCAGAGTCTCAGCTACTCAAGGCCGTCTCTGAAATAGGAGAACTAGCAGATGCCACGATTAAAAAAGACAGAGAAGCTATTGTGGATTCTGTTGGTGATGTCATGGTCTGTCTTATTAATTACTGCGCTCTTCAAGACATCAATCTGGTAGACTGTATGGAAATAGCATACGATCAGATCAAGAATCGTAGGGGTACTCTTTTGCCCAACGGAGTCTTCCAGAAGGATTCTACTTAGCAAGTAAGTAAAGCCCCACATTGCTAAAGGCGTACCCTGCGTACACAATAGCCATGTGTGGGTTATCTTTCCATAGCTGTTCACCAGCGATATAGGCATAGATTGCCCCTGTGAGGATGATTAACCAGGCGCTCAAAATGCACCTACATCAACTACCTCACCCCTGAACTGGATTTGGTCTTCATCAAACTTGTGGACTAACTCAGGCCATAAGAGTTGTCCATTAAAGAAGTTCAGCACCGCAAAGCCCGATCTGTGGTTATTGGGGTTTATCTCAGCATAGGTGAATTGTGGGCCATCAGTCTCAGCCAATGTTCCTGTGTCTATGCCATAGCGAACTCCGTTATAGTCACTAAACGGGGTCACTTTCAAGGAATGCAGGTGTCCAGTAACGATTGACACACCCGCATTAACAGTATTGTTGTGAGTGGCATGGATTCCACCCTTGTAGCGGTGCTTAACAATGACATTCTCAGTAGGCCATACTGCCCAACAGAAGTCCCAATCTGGGATATGGTCTGTCAGCTTAAAGCCTTGAACTTCTTTAAATTGCGGTGCGTGTTGCGCTAATCTGTTGCCAAACCGAATATCGTGGTTTCCCCATGTAAACAGTAACTTTACATTGTGTCTCGCTGCTTTGGCTACTTCCTCTATCTCACCCAACGCACCTTGCGTAGCTTTTAACTCCTGAATGACAGAAGTTTGGGGTTGGTCAGTTACGTCATGGCGGCTTATGGTAGACCCATCAAACGCATCCCCGTTACATATTACCGCCTTGGGTTTAAACTCTTGGATGGCCCATAGAAGCCCTTTAAAGGCTGTTGTTCGTTGACCAGGTATGAAGTGCGCATCAGAGAAAATAATTACACAGCCGTCTTCTATGCCTAGCTCTATCTGTTTTAAGGGGGAAAAGGATTTGGGTTTGTTTTTGTCGTACTTAACACCTCTGTGGTCACTAGCAACGAGCGACATATTGTAGAATTTTTCCATGTTTCTTCTACGCAAATGCACAGCACGAATGTTAATACCAAGATGTTCAGCTACTCTTTGTGCAGACTGAAGTTGACCCCATAATTGGATGAACTCAGTATCTGTACAACTCTCATTATTTGAACTCATTGGAATCCCTTGTTAACAAGTTTTCTAGGAGATTGACAACTCTATGCTCTTGCATATCAACCTCATCTTGAGATGACTTTGGGTCTTGGGCTACAGTTATAAGATCGTGCAAAAACACATGAAGTAACTCATGCAAAGCAGTCTTATCAAGTGAATCTTGGGTGATCTTCTCAGCACCAAAATCACCTAATCTGTAGGTAGCAAGCCTAGCTATATCGTTAAATTCCACAGAAGCCATAGCAGCCTTCGCTGGCTTCATTCCCTTCTCAATTCTCCAGTCTCCAAGACTTAGTACTTGTTGCCACTTTTTGACACTTTGTGCAAACAGTTCAGCGTGTTCTGGCGTAGGAATGTTAGACATTTCAACACCTTATACAGTATTTATGACAATTATATTTAAGATGCCAACACAAGTAATGCGTGATCTATGTGTTTTATGCGGTCTTCTAGCCCTATAAAACCACCATTTATCTTCTTTGTTAAAGTTTTGTAATCTTTGGTGTCAGCGTATTGATTGAGCTTATGGGTGTCCCAAAACCATCCCGCAGTCAAAGCCGCATACATTGGAGTCGCCACCAACTCAGGTTGCATTACAAAATCCACCCCTAGAGCCTGACCTGCGTGAAAATAGTTTGCATGGCCTGTCAATTGGATACATCCTCTGCCTCGGAAACGATAGCCATCACCAGAAGCCTCATCCCTGTTGCCCATGCGATTCGAGTAAACAGTATTGGCAATCAACTTAGGATTACGAGCGCAAGCCTGTGCCTTGGCAACATCAAACCTTTTAGGCCATAGCTTCTGCAAAGCCTCTGCACGATAGTTCAAATTCTCTTCAAGGATTCTAAAGTTCCCACATTCATGCCCACATTGGCCAATGAAAGCCGCTTGTCTAACGGGATTAGAGATGTCAAAGCGTTCAAAAGTGGCATTTAGGGCATCTACCCACTCCGCACCAATGTGAAGTTGTTTAAGTTGTTCAGCGTTTATCATTCAACAGGTCTCTCATCTGGTTATACGAGTCTACGCAAGCATTCAAAGCGATAGTATTCTTATCCCCTTGGGCAACTATTTCTGCGATGGCATCGATTGTTGCTCTTTCGGCATCAGAAGGTTCATTAATCTGTCTGTCAGATTCACTGGTTGCTTTTGAATTTGCGCTGGTAGAGGAGGAACTTGTGGAGGCTTGTACGTTACTTGGGGGGCAGAGGCGCAACTTGCCAGCACGATTGGCAACAGCAAGAGCAGTAGTTTTTTTGTTGATAGCATCATTGGCTTCCTGTAGTTTGGCAGATTGTTGATTAAGTTTTTCACTCATGTTTTGCTCGATCTGACGAGCTTCTTGATTCTTTTCAGCAATGGCAATCTTCATGTCTTCATCACGCTCTAGCCATCCATAGTGGTGTCCAACTTGATATGTACCAAATAGAGATACCAAAACACCCACAATAAGCCACGGGAGAGGTATTGGGAACATTATTCAGCCTCTTTTCTTGCGTTAGCTAATTCTTCACGCTCATAGTCATCTTCTAAATGATCTGGAGGCGTAGTCGGAGGAGGACCAGGAGTCCAAGATTCATCCAACTCTGGGTTCTTCCAAACAGGCATAGCACCAAATGGTTGACTAGGCAAACCATACGCAGATTGCGGATGGGCATAGGAAGCGTTAAAACCGCCCTGAGAGCCTCCATAACCCATTGGGTGACACATTGGTTGCGTTGGAGGACTAAACGCTCTGGCGGCACTAGACATAGCCCGTTTGCCAATAACTCCACCAATACCGCCAACGATCAGCAGAACAATGTCGTTCAGCATTTTGGTATAGGCTTGGTCAATTGGAGCCATACTTTTGATTGGCTGAGTAACAAAAGTGACCGAGTAAAGTAAAGCGGCAACAATAAACATGAGAATAAGTGTGACGCAAATCACAACAAATCCCCAAATCCTTACCTCAATTTCTTCAGTTGTTAACTTTTGTTTCTGGTTGAGTATCATTGATTTTTTTCTCCAAGATTGGGGCAACCAAGTACTCAGGGCAAGTCTGAGTGAATTGGCATCTAGGTTTTTGACATGGTTCAGCATGGAAATTATCTGGGTTTTGGCAAAAATAGCGATATTTCTCTTCGCATCCAACTAAAAATACAAGTAATACAAGTAATACATATTTCATTTACCTAAACCAATCCTTCCAAGTAGGAGATTGACAATTCTGTCAGACAGATCATCAGGTAAGAACTTTAGAAAACCTAAGAAGTACAAAGCCACACATCCGTAAACGAATATTTTTAGGCATAAGTCAAAGGTCTTCTGGTACTCATTCATCTGCCACATCTATGAGTAGTTGCACAGAAATCCATCAACTCATAAATGCCAACAAACACTAAAAACAACACAAAGAAGATTCCACCTATTGCCAAACCAATTTCTAGCTGTTCTTGCTCTTTTTGTTTAGCTTCTTTTTCTGCTCTTTTTAGCGCACTTATCTCTTTGGCATCTGCTAAATCCATCTCTGCTTGACGAGCCTTTATCTTCTGCCAAACATCAATTTTTCCAGTTTGCATAAAAAGCAGTTTTAACTCCTCCTCAAACGCTCTAGCCTGTTCTAAAGCCATCTCAATCTGGAGGGCAGTACCCATGTTTGAGCCTTTGCCAGACTGCTTGGCTTGAAGCATTGCCTTTGTAGCTACAGACTTTGCGTCAAATAACTTGCCAATCATGGGCGCAAGTGAGCCTAAGTCATTGGCAACCTTTGCTGCCTTTTTGACCATGCTAATTGCTGACTGTATGCCAGCTAAAGCCGTTATAGGATCAATCACTTCTTTTCTACCTTTTTCCATTCAATACAGTAGACTTTTCGGTTGTAAACATCCCCAACCCAAACCCACTTAACGCACCTGTACTCAATAGATACAGCCAGTAAAAAACTAATTAATTCCATACCCAAATCATTACTGATATAAACCAGATGATGAGGCAAACCATACCGACTGCCGCAATAGTTGCAAGCAGCCAGTCTTTCATTTTATCTAAACAAGTCTAAAAGACCTGTTGCCGATGGGAAAAAGTTTTCTGGGTTTGTGGTTGCAGCGTTTATTCCCTGACCCATTGCTGTACCCATACCACCAGTACCTTGAAGTTGCTCACCAAGCAAATATCGTGTACCACTTGGGCTGCTTAAAACATTAGACAGTCTATTAGCCATTGGTGGAACTAATGTGACACCCGCCATAGCACCCAAAGTTGGATCAAATCCAAGTGATGTAGCAGCACCAGCTCCTGCACCTGCACCCATTCCTGTTGTCATCAAAGGAACATTTAATGCGCCTGTTTGAGGTGCTACTTTAGGAGTTACAGCACCACGAGTTGCATCAACAATATTGCGTAATAAGCCAACTTCACTCATAACTTCTGGCGTCTGACCCATAACCATTCTTTGAGCAGAAGGAAGTTCAGACCTACCTAGATTTAGTGTTCTGGTAAAAGCAGGAGATGACAACATAGCCGCTGCATCTGAATTTATTGCAGCATTACGGGCTTGATTAAGTATTGAGTATTGAGCCGCTTGTCTACCAGTATCAGACATCAAATTAACAGCTAATTCAGCAGTAGCAGGATTGCCCGTCAAACTAAAGCTTTGAGCAATTTTATCAATTTCATTTGGAGCTGTTTTGCTAGAAACAATTTTATAAATATCTGGATCTTGTCTAAAAGGAACAACAGTATTTCTAAACTGCTCCATTGCACGAGCGTGTTCTGCACCAGCAGGAGTATAGACAGGCTTGTTATTTAAAGTTCTAGGAGCCGCCCAAGCATCTACATCATTTGCAAGACCTCCATATAACTTAGATAAAGCCGCTATTTGTTCTTCACCATAGGTAGCGGGTGCTTTTTGTACTCTGTTTAGTTCAGATCCAACTGATTTTTGTAAGGTTCTCAGTTCTTTATAAGTTCCACCACCAGCTTGATTTAAATTATTTGCACGTTCTACAAGTTTGGTAATAAAGGCATTATCTGCAACAGCAGGGAACTTATCTAAAACCTCAAGAGTTGCAGTATTTGTATTTGATAAAGGAATTTGAGTATTCCCTGCCAACTTTTCAGCACGATCAAATATTGGAGAAACAGCATCTTTAGCATTACGATATTGAGTTCTTAAATCATTAGCAATAACTAACTTTTCTCCACCTTCTTTTGTAATGGAAGCTGGTTTAACTTGTTCAGTAACTTTTTCAATTAAATCACGAACTTGTGCAGATTTTGCTTGATTTGCATCTTGTGTTGTATCGCCAAATTGACGAGTTTTACGCAACAACGCAGAGCCTGGTCCACCAACATCACCAACATCAATATTTACACCACGTTGTGCAGCAGACTCAATCAATTGGCCAGTTACAGGATCACGATAACGTGTACCAGAAGGTATATTACCTGCACGAGCCGCAACAGCACTAGCAGGTAAACCTGCAGCTAAGTTAATGCCTAATAAAGCTAAAGGATTTTGGACATCATAAACACTACGTGCAATTTCAGCCGCTCCAGTACCAGCGGTAGCACCTGCCACTTGAGCAATCGGTTGAGCCGCCAATCCACGACCAACCACTTGTGCTGTTAAATTAGGAGCTTGTTGCAATAGTCCACCAACACCACCCATTACAGGAATCCCTGCTACTGCACGAGTAACATTGGCAATCCCTTTTTGGAATTCAGTTTCTGGTTGTGGCAAACCAAGCATATTTGCAAAATTGGACATTGCTTGGCTAGGGTTTTGAAGCTGACTACCAGTAGCCCTGTTAATCAACATATTTAATGGTGATCCAACTATGTCAGCAATTCCTCCCGCACCTTCCAATCCATACCTAATTGTCCGACCAACTTCATTGACGGCTTGATTGCCTAAACGATTAAAAGTAGTACCTTGCGGTGCAGGAGCTTGTTGAACAACAGCTTCGCCAAGCATTGATGGATCAATGGTCCGATATCTAGTGTTTTGCTGCCTATCTGGAGTAGCCATACCTGTCAAATCAATCTTTGGAGATTGTTGATCTGTTGATTGCTCAAGAAAAGAAGGATCAACTTTACGATAAGTAGCCATTTTTGCACCTACAACTTTCTCAACATAATTTTGAGTTTCTTTAAATGGAGGAACTCCACCATACTTTTCAACTGTACCTGGACCAGCGTTATAAGCAGCCGCCACCAAAGTGGGATCTTGGAATCGTTCAGTCAACTGGCCTAGATATTTAACACCACCACGGATGTTATCTTTCCAGTCCATACGATTGACACCAAGATCTTTGGCAGTAGCACTCATCAACTGCATAGGACCATAGGCACGATCATTAAACCTTGTCTTTGGTCCTATTGCGTTAAATGAACCGCCAGATTCTGTTTCAACAATCTTTTGAACCAAAGAAAAAGGAACGCCTTGCCTTTCGGCTTCTTGCCTAGCAAATTCGTAAACTTGATCTTTGGTTGCCATTAGTCAAACACCGCTGCATCGCCATTTGGCAAAATGTAAGCAGTCTTTCCATTATCAGGACCGCCAACAACTTTTTTAGTTGGAAGATATTTTCGTAATGAAGGAGCCTCAAACATTCCCTTTTGGCCTTGTGGTGATGCTGTCCATTTGTTAAGAACATCAGGGCCAGCATTTTTAGGATCAGCAACAAAGTTATAGAAATCTTCTTTACGTTTATTTGCTTCACGCAAAACTGCTAAGTTAAAGTTGGTTGATTCTTTAGGGTCTGTGATTTGAGCATTACGCTGACCATAGTAGCCAATCTCAAAGTTAGAGATCGCTCCAACTGCTTCAGACAAACTTTCTCCTGTCAAAGCATTAATACCTTGACGGGCTGAAATAGCATTTGTTAAGAATTGTTTATTTCGTTCTCCAGAAACACCCAAACTGTTAAACACATTTCCTAGTTGAGTTCTGACATTTGTAAATGAACCAGTATCAAATCCTGGTTGATTGTAAGCATTTTGTAATTGGTCAATTACTGGAGCAGTCTTTTTAGCTGTTTGATAGCCCTTGTAAGCATCAGCAAGAATTGGTTTAAATGCCTCATTTAATACAGTTTGAGCTGTACTAGGACCAGTTATTGGTTGTGCAGTAGTCGGTTGAACAACACCTGCTGGTTGTGTAACGCCACCCGTAAGACCTGGAGGTGTTGCATAAGTAAATGTTGGCGCACCAGTTGAAGTTGTTGATGGACGAGGAATATTAGCTTCACGTGCAGCAGTTTCTGTTCTTGTTCTTGCCGCCAAAGCATCCAAAGTACCATTTGCATTAACAATGCCAATAATATTTTGGTTATTATCAAAAGCGTATTGCTCACCTTTTTGAAGCTCTGGCAATGTATTAAGCGCAGTAGCTTTAGCAAAGCCAGGCGCAGCAGAAATATTAAAGTCTACATTTCCACCTTGAACTGTTGGCCTTGAAACTAAACCAGATCTTGCATCAAAAGATGGAAGACCACCAATGGGTTGCATATTAGCATTTGTTAAGATTCCACTTGGTTGCATTTTAGGTTGCAAAGAAGTAATAGCTCCAAGCATTGAGCTTTGAGAAGCAGTAGGCAAGTTAATCACATCTTGCAAAGCATTCTGGATATTGAAAGGCAAACCTTGCGCTCTGGCAGTTTTCAATTCATTTTGTTGTTGAGCAACATCTGGAGTTACAGGACCCATGTACTGAGGACTGGCTTCATTAAATTGCGTAGGCATATATTTGCCTTGGAAATTAGCTACAGCCGCACGATCAGCCGCCTTTTGTTGCATCTCAGTAATAGCTCTTTGGCCACTTAAATACTGATCTGGTACAGATAGAGCAGACTTCAGCCCCATAGAAGGGTCATTGCTTAACAGAGAGCCAAGCAAGAATTGTTGTGTAGCTTGTTTTTGAAGACTACTCTTCTCTTCATCACTAAGACCAGTAAGCGCTGCATCAGACAGCAAACCAAGATTAAAAGGCATAAAGACTCCTTAGAAACCAAGAGCGCCAAGAATTCCTTGGCTTGAACTTGAAGATGATTGACCACCAGCACCACCACCAGGGTTGAGTCCCAATGCTTGGTTGATGATTTGTTGTTGCTCCAGTGGCAAATTGCGGATTGCATCCAACTGTTGCTGAGTGAACTGTTGTTGTTGTAAACCACTTGTCTGCAAAGCTTGCGCACCAGTAAGTCCCATTTGTTGAGTGTTTTGAGCAATACCAGCCATTTGACCAGCAGCACCCAAGCGTTGTTGATTGGCAGATAAGCCAGCTTGTTGATTGGCTAAATTAGCTTGCAAGAAGTTTTGAGCATTTGTCAAGCCAGCTTGTTGAGTCAATCCCGCTTGTTGAGAGGCAGCAGCATTTATAGCCGCTTGGTTGGCCAATCCTGCTTGGTTAAATGCAGAAGCACCAAACTGACCTGCTTGGTTTTGAGCCGCTTGGTTAGCTAATGATGTTGCTTGCTGATTGGCGGCATTGTATTGAGCCATTTGATCGGCAGCAGCAGCATTCTGCAAAGCCGCAGTATTAGCAGCCGTAGAGCCAAACTGTGCAGCTTGATTTTGAGCGGCAACATTTGTAAGACCTGCTTGTTGCAAATTACCAACATTAAATTGGTTCATCTGATTCATTGCAGCTTGGTTAGCTAAATTAGCTTGTTGAGCGTTTTGAGTATTTAACTGACCAGTGCTTAAATCAATACCTTGATTGGCAAGTGAGGCTCTTAATGCAGCATCTTGATTAGCTTGTGCGGCTTGCAGTGCAGTAGCTTGGTTTAGTTGTTGTGATTGCAAACCAGTAGATTGATTTGCAAGAGAAGCACGTAAGTTTACATCTTGATTAGCCAAATTAGCTTGTTGTTGCAGTTGAGCATTGCTCAAGCCATACTGAGTATCAACACCTTGGTTGGCCAAAGCCGCACGTAAGTTTGCATCTTGATTGGCCAAACCAAACTGACCAGAAAGTTGTAGTGCTTGCTGAGTGGTAGCAGCATCTTGGGCTTGATTAAGTTGCTGTGCTTGCATCTGTCTACCAATATCAGCCTCAGAAGCTTGTTGGGCAGCTTGGTAAGCGGCAGCATTTTGTTGAGCAACCAATCGAGCCGCATTCTCTCCAAAGGCACGATTAGTCTCAGCCTCTGCAACGCCTTGACGAGATCCACCAAATGCACCAGCAGCAGTAGCTTGAGCAGAAGTTTGTTGTTGTTGCAACTGGCGTGAACGCTCTAAATCTTTTAAACTTTGCTCAGTAACAGCTTGTGTATATGGATTCATATACTGCTGAATATTCTGGTTTAAAAATGATCCAGCTTGAATATCACGAACATTCTGACGGGCTTGAGGAGCAATTTGACCTAAAGCCTCAGAAGTAACCTGTGCACCAGACACACCAGTAGCAGATACATCTCTTGCACCACCTCTTGCTGCTTGTGCGGCAGCGGCTTGTTGTGCGGCAATTCTTTCAGCATCAACATTTTGTACTCCAATTTGTTGAGCAGTAGCATTTTGAATAGCACTACGATTCAAAGAAGCGCCTTGCGCTAAAGAAGCAGGAGCAGCTTGTGCACCACCAAATTGTGATGCGGTATAGCCTTGTGAAGCCGCTCTTTGAGCCGCACCCGCACTAGCAGCAGTGCCAGTTTGTGCCGTATAACCTTGTTGAGCCGCTAAAGCTGCAGGAGCAACAGTAGCACCACCATAAGCATTGTAAGTAACATTTTGTGGATTGTAATTTCCAGCAGCACTGGCAACATTAAATGCTGAAGCCATATTCCTAAATTGTTGGCTGTTAGGATCAGCAAGGCTACGTGTAGTCTGTTGAGCAGTTAATTGATCTGGAGTAAAACCTGCAAATTGTTGTGCTCCCAAATTACCTGCTACACCTTGTGCTCTAGTAAGATTTCCTAAATAAGCATCACGAATTAGCGGATCAAGTTGAGCCACAGTTGTAGAAGAACCACCAGACATAATTACACCTCCGTAGATAGCCAATAATGTGTTGGCTTCATGTTAAATTTAGATACAAAAGTTCTTGACCATCCTCTACGTCCTGTTAAGGTGATCTTGTGGCATCCCATGTCTTCAGCGAACTTCTGAATATGGGGGGTGAATGTTTCTAGCTCTGCTAAGTCACCACTTGCCAAAAATATGTGCAAAACCTTCATTCTTGGAAAGTTTTGTACCTGAGTAACAACTGCGCTGTTAACTCCAGGCCATAATTGCATCGTACAACTGCTTATACAGTCGGCTACGTCCTGCATATTATGAGTGTTATCGTATTCTAAAGCAGGTTGAAGTATTTTTTCTACTTTTTGAAAAGATACAGCCCATAATGGTAATTTACCATCGGTTTTGTACTTTTCATAGTCAATCATCTTAAACTGCCAGGTTTCCCATCAAATCTAATAATCCCAACACGCCAATCAGTTAAATCAACACCTTCAATTCTTGCTGAAATTTGTCTACCAGTTAAACGAACTGAAGTAGGGTTATTCATTGAATATGGGCCATAGTTGTATTCAGTAGAATTAGGATAAAACCTAGTGCTAAATTTAACTTGCACATCACCAGAAGTCTTTTCATCAGGTACTAATCCTGTAAGACTCATGGTTCTATCGCCATTTCCTAGTTCTATTGGTCCTGATTCAGCGAATAAAGTCTGTGAATCATAGTTAAATCCAACTTCATGCTCATAGACGTAACTATCTGAAGCAACCATAATTGGATTTGAAAAAATACCACGATCTGTACCGCAAGTACGACCAAAAGTACCGATTGCCCAATGATTCTCATGGTAATTGTAAGAAACGTAAGAATCTACCTCTGTAGATGAAACGCTTGGGTAAAACCACCAAATCTCACCAAAAGTAGAATTATGTACACAATAAATCTTAGATGCTTGAGCAGTATTTAAATTAGTAAATACATAATCAGAAACATCTGAATTTAAAGGCTTAACAAAACCATCGTATATCCAGAATCCTGATCCAGACATCCAAATACAAGCATTATCAATACTTGCTACCGATTGTTTAGAAATAACACCACAACCAGAGGCTATACGCTCAAAACTATAAATAAATGGTGGGCCAATGTATGTTGCGGTATGCACATCAACATCAGTGAACAGGATAGTAGCGCCACGAATGCGTTTAGCACATTGCAAAGAGCCAATTGTAGTTAGCTCAAAGTCACCAGCTTGATTTGTTGCGGCAGGTGTCCATACAGTATTGTTTTCTTGGTCACACCATTGAACTTTACGGGGATTACCACCAGCACCCAATGCAAACAAGAATCGTTCTTGAGTGGTAATTAAACCTGTGCAACTTGTTGGAGCATTTGTAATGGCAACAGCATCATTGGCAGTATTTAATTGCCATTCAAGCAATTTACCATCTTTTGACGAGCAAGCTACTAAATACTCACCCCAAGTATCCAAACTCCATGTAGTAGCAGGAGTAGATTGAGATGTGTCAGGACGAGCAATGCCATAGGCAGAACTACCATAAGTTCCATATCCATAACCAATTTTTAAGATTGCATCTGCATCGCCAACAGTAAAACTTGTAGGCGTAATATCAGTCAAAGTACCACTCTCATTCATTGAATAAAGGTTTGAATGTGTACCAATTCCGATACGTCTGTTGTTTGTGTTATCACGCCATGTAATCAAGCCACGGGCCATGCCTGTCAATTGAGAATTAGAGCGTTTTCTCCACCCACCAACAGGGCGAATTGTTCCTTCGTACCAACGTACCAAATTTGATCCGTTCCAACGCCCTTTAGACTGATATTCAGTCCCATTTTTATAAACACCAGGAGGAATTTGTAGTGGAATGTAAGCCATATCTTTATTCTATTACCTAGGTAGGTTAGACACAAAACTCATTGTAGCAATTGCTGATGGAATTGCTGGTCTAGTTGGACTTGTTCCTGCAGCATATTGCTCAATAGATACCCCTGTATCTGTAGTTCTCCACATAATTTCAATATAGTCAGTTGCATTTAAACTAGCAAAATAGTTTAAAGCCATGATGATATGAAATGGATCTCCTACACCTTTTCTTGGAGCTAATCCATATCTACTGTTAGAGTTGGCAATATTAGTTCCATTTACTCTAAACCAAACATCCACATCTTGTGAAGCATTTGTTGTGTTTGTAAATTGAAGCGAAAACTGCAAGTTCCAAATTCCCGCCTCTGTAACAGTAATCCTAGAATTACTAACTATAGTTACGCCATTAGAAAAATCTGTAGTATTGAATGTTACTGGATAAGCTACAGTAGTACTGGCAACAGTTTGGTCTGTAGAATCTTGAAAAGATCCATAAGGATTATTCAAATATTTGCCACCTTTTGGTCCAGTAACAGACTGAATTACATTTAGTAATTTTGTAAAAAACAACCTCAAAATTCCATTATTTTGATTCTGGAGACTTTGAGAATAGACAATTCCTGACGCACCTAAACCAGGTACAGCAGGAACATCTAATTGTTGTTTTACATCAGCCATTACTTTTTAATCCAAGTCTGCCAAACTGCACCAGCAGCAATCACTAACCCGCCAATCCACAAAACTGGTTGAGCAATAGATGCTATCCAGTTAAGAACCTTAACAGCACCCTTGGCAGCGTCAATAGCAGTTACAAGGTCTTTAGTGTTCTTATCTATCTCATCTACCTTTGCTTCAACAGCTAATAGACGCTCATAGATTTGCTCATGGCTTACATCACTCATGGTGCATCAGGCCAAGTAATAGTCCAAGGGAACCCAGTTTGTGCAGTTACATCACGCAAGGCTTGACGATATAAAGCCCATTCTGCTTTCTTTATGTTTGTCAAAGGTGAGTCATCTACTTGCGTCCAATCAGTGCTTTTTAGAAGTTCGTTTCTTTGTTTTCTAACTGTTGAGATTTGACCTGCTAGTTTTTGTTCAATCTCTTCAGCGCTTAAACTTACAACTGACCATTGCTGTTCCCATCGATTTCGCTCTAAACTGTAAACAGGAGTACCTTGCACAACAGTCTCAGTCATTGCATCATAAGTAGGCTGACCAGTAACAATAACTTGAACCATATTAAATTCAGCTAATAGATCATTAGAAATCTCAAGTGGAAAGCTAATATTTTTATTACTGGAGCGTAATTGTGCCGTAGTGTATGGGTATCTGACAATTGTGCCATTTTCAATTTTTGCGTACATATTTGTTCCTTTATAAAGCGTCAACTGTAACCAAGATTGCTCGATACCTATTAGTGCCAGCAGCAGCGCTTGCCGTTGCAGTCTTGGAGCCTGTTAATCCCGCTGACAAGCCTTCTTGGTAAGCAGCCTCAATTGTCAGATCAGCATTAACAGCGTTATTAGAGCCTTCAATTGCCTCAGTCATTCCAGAGGGCGCAGTAAATGTGACTGGAGCACTACTATTACCTTGCGCTCCAAAGTATAGCAATATGCCGTTGGTTGTTGCTGAAACTTCGGTAGCTGTAATGCTAGTAGTAGACGCTCCAGTGCTTGTTGTACCAGCGATTAAAGTTGAAGGGTCAACACCAACTAGCGTCAACATTACGCCAACTAAAGAAGACGTAGTTGAACTTGCTGTTGCAATATATGATGCAGCCTCCGATCCATCTGCTATTCGATAGAAGATGTACATACTTGGTTGAAAAGCTGTTGTTGAGTTGCTATTCCCAGATAACAAAGTCCATCCACTAGGTGTTGAAAAAGATACGTCGGTAGCACCATTTCCTACAGTTGAAGTCACAAACAAAAGCACGTTACCAGGTGAGCAAGCGGGAGTATTGACTGTTAAGTCTGGCCCAGTAGTTGTGTTGCCGCTTGTGCTGGCTCGATACTGAGCGTAAGGTGTATATGAAGCTGCTGGCTTAACTGAAATCAATGCCCCTGCTACGCTTGAAGTTGAACCAACAACAAAACTGCGTGTTCCAGAACCACCAGCATAAGACGCAGCGCTATCTTGTTCTAATAAATTGGATGGGGAATTAATGTCAGCATCAATAGAAATTGTCTGCATATTAGCAGGACCTGTAATTGTGATACTACCGGCTGATCTAGCAACCCACGCTAAAATACGAGCGTAATCAACAGACGCAGTAACTTCCGAAACAACTAAAGGAGAAGCTGATGTAGTAATTGTTCCAATTGCGTCATACGAAGCGTTTCGGTAAGTTGCTATTGCCCCAGAAAGAATATTAGCTGCTGAACTTGCAGTAAATGTATACGTAGACGCTTCTCCTGCTCCTGCTATTTTATATGCTACACGAAGACTTGGGGTAGCACCTTGATCTGCAACTTCTGTCCAACCTGTTGCGCCTGTCCAAGTGCGACTACCATCTACACTCATAACACCAACCATTAAATCACCTTCTAGGGTTCCTGTAGGCTTGTTAATAATAAGTGAAGCAGAAGTAGTAGAATTTATTGTTGACGCTGAACTTATAAGAATAGGGCCAGGCTGATTTTGATTGGGGCGCAAAGCTAGTGTTGCTGAACACCAAGCATAGGTTGCTGCATCCGTACCACCGCCTGTCCAAGCAGCAGGATCATACGCACCAGAAACCCAAGCAACAGACGCAATGGAAGTTTTGCATGAAGTAGCGCTTCCAGCAGCATTTACGTTAATGCCATTTCCCATGCCAGATGGTGTTGTTAAAACAGTGGTGTTAGTATTAGCTGAAGATCCAAGACCGCAAGCTACAATAATAGCTCCTACTGTAATTGGGGTAATGCTAGGAGCGTTTGGAATAACACTGTTTTGTCCAGTTGCTGAAGTTGATAACACGTCAAGCGGAAGAACTGTATCTACTCCTCGCCATACTTGAACAACACTAGCTGCGCCACGAGAAGATGCTCCAGAACCAAGGACTGCAACAGTTGTTTCTGTTCCGTCTGATACTTTATAAGCAACAGCCATTGTTGCTTCATAAGTATCGTCTGAAAAAACATCAACTACTTCAGTATAGCCAGATGTAGTTACTCCAACATCTGCACGAGCTAATACTGTTGTTGCTGTTCCTGTCACAACAACAATTAAATCACCAGATTGAGGTGAAGAACCACTACCACCTGTTAAACTGCTTAAAGTAACGCTGTAAGCAGCACCAGCAGTATTTGTTGCAGAAGCACCACCAACGTACTGAATACCAGCAGCGCTAGATACAGTTCTTAATTTATCCGCTAACATTTAAGCCACCGAACCTGTCAAAGCGCCATAAATTGTTGTTCCAACTTTCCAAAGTTGAATAACTGTAAATCCTGTAGTTGCCAATGTAGGAGCAGTTCCACCAACCCAAGTAACTGCAAGGGTAGTCCATGTAACTGCATAAGCAGTACCATCGTTAATCATTAATGTCATACTTTGACCAGCAGCCCATGTACCCGCAGTAGGAGTACGACTCGCACCTAAAGTCCATGTTTGAATAGACCCGTTAGTTGGAGATATTGCTACACCAGCCGCATCAACGACTGCATAAACTTCTTCTGTGTAGCCATCATTTAATGTTACACCACTCATTGTTGGAGATGTTGCAAATACTAAAGCACCACTACCTGTTTCATCTGTAACAGCAGCGGCAAGGTTAGCGGATGTAGGTGTTCCAAGAAATGTAGCAACACCAGTCCCTAAAGAAGTTATGCCTGTACCACCATTAGCAACAGGAAGAGTACCGCTAACCTGAGTTGTCAAGCTAACACCTGACAATGTACCACCTAGTGTCAAATTACCAGAAGAAGTAACAGTTCCTGTTAATGTAATACCATTGACAGTTCCTGTACCTCCTACGCTGGTTACAGTTCCAGATCCACCAGCAGAAATAAATTCAACATCTGTTGCACCAGAATTAACTGCTAAAACTTTACCCGCATTTGAAGTAAAGCTAGGCAATAGATTTGTTCTTGCACCAGCAGCAGTAGTTGCCGCAGTTCCACCATTCGCCACAGGAAGAGAACCCGTGACACCAGTGGATAAAGGAAGACCTGTAGCGTTAGTTAACGTAGCAGATGTTGGTGTTCCCAATATTGGAGTTACAAGCGTTGGGCTTGTTGCAAATACTAGAGAACCACTGCCAGTTTCGTCAGTAACAGCCGTAGCCAAATTAGCACTAGAAGGCGTGCCTAAAAATGTAGCAATGCCTGTACCTAAAGATGTGATTCCTGTACCACCATTGGCGACAGGCAAAGTGCCAGTAACACCAGTAGACAATGGTAGTCCAGTGGCGTTTGTCAATGTGCCAGACGTTGGCGTTCCAAGAATAGGAGTTACAAGTGTTGGCGTATTAGCAAACACTAACGCACCAGTACCAGTTTCATCTGTAACTGCGGAAGCAAGATTGGCACTTGAAGGCGTGCCAAGGAAAGTAGCAACACCAGTTCCCAATCCACTGACACCCGTACTAATTGGTAAACCAGTAGCATTTGTTAAAGTGCCAGATGTTGGTGTTCCTAGTATCGGTGTAACCAATGTTGGTGTGTTAGCAAACACCAAAGCACCAGTGCCAGTTTCATCAGTTACAGATGCGGCAAGGTTTGCACTCGATGGCGTTCCTAAGAACGTAGCTACACCAGTTCCAAAAGACGTAATTCCTGTACCACCATTAGCTACTGGAAGTGTTCCAGTAACGCCTGTTGTCAAGGGAAGACCTGTTAAGTTTGTGGCTGTGCCACCAGATGGCGTACCTAAAGCACCGCCATTTACAACGGGAGCGCCAGCACTACCTACGTTAACTGCTAAAGCCGTAGCGACACCAGTTCCAAGCCCAGACACGCCAGTGCTAATTGGAAGCCCTGTAGCATTGGTTAAAGTGGCAGATGTCGGTGTGCCAAGAACTGGAGTAACTAAAGTAGGGCTTGTAGATAAAACATTGTTACCAGTGCCCGTGCTAGTTCCAACACCAGTACCACCTTTTGTTACTTTAAGTAATGGTCCAGCATCAAACAACGCATCAATTGAGTCCAGATCAGTATTGATCTTAGTACCCCATGTGTCTGTTGAAGCGCCAACTTCTGGCTTTGTTAAGCCTAGATTTGTGGTGGTTGTATCAGCCATTTTTTACCTCATGTGGCAATTTGCCAAAATTGACTATTGTTAACAGATGACATTTTTATCCTAAAGATCTTGCACGAACAATAGGAGTAGAAGCAATAGAAGCTCTTTGATCTGCAACTTCAATGTCGCCAATAGAGTTGGCGTATAACTGACCCCATGTGGCAAGACGCTCATCGTCTTTCAGATATGGAGATGCTTCTAACAGCGCACCATATAGATACAAGTCTGGCGCATACGTCAAGAGCCAGTTACTTGTGTTTGAATCGCTTAATGCAGGAATCTTAGCATAATATGTAAGTTCCGAGCTATATGTAGTATCTGGAGAGGGAACGAACTCAAACTGAGTCCCAACAATTGTGTAATAAGCTGGTTTTCCAACAGTAATATAATTATTGGATTTCAATTCATCAGCTTGAGTATCAGTAACAGACTGAAGAATTTGAATAGGGCTTGTATTTAGTTGAAACGCTTTAGCCTGTAGCCAATCAGAAGGGCATGAAAGAAATGCGTTTTGAATCGACAGAGTGGTACGAGTAACCATTTGGCGAGTACGCAACTTGCGGTTGAACTTGGCTTCTGCAATGGTAATAAAGCTTGGGATAATAGAAGTCAGATCATCCCGATTGAGATAATCTGCTATTGCCGATTTAAGCCCTGCAAAAGTATCAAGTGCCATTTTCTACATCCCTACACGCTAGTGTATGCTCATGTTTGAACTCAAATGTTCCAATATGGAAGATCTCCTTTGAAAGATCTTGATCCACATAAGTTTTATGCCCATTCTGGGCGGCTCTACGGCAAAACCAAACATCTTCACCAATGTAGTCTTCCGCAGCGGGAACCCAAGGGATAGCAAACCAAGGATATTCCATAGATTTATAGACTTCGGATTTGACAAGCATTACGCCCATCCCGCAGTAGTCTACTTCAACAAGTCCTGTTGATTCGTCCTCAGTATATACCCGATTGATAAATGTTGCATCCATATCTGGGGTATTTTTTTTCACCGCTATTGGCTCTGTAGGGAATCTACGCTTGGCATAGTTTCCACAGACAATACCCGTATCATGTTTTAACAAGCGAATGATGGAATCTTTTGGAAACCGCATATCGCTATCTAGCCACAGGGTATGGGTACACTCAGCCGCAATAGCATCCCTAGCCAAATCCTGACGTTGGGCTGACAACAAAGTGCCAGAGCTAGTGTAGATCACTACTTTGTGATTTGTTGTCCCTACAGTAAATCCGACTAATCTAGCCAAATCAAAGGCAAATCCAGAATTAACAAAGTCCCGTGTTGGGACTAATATCCCAATGGTCTTACTATCCATTAAACTTCTCCAGGTCTTGTGCGAAATGCACGATTATCAGGGTCATTCAACCAACGCTTCATGTAGGCTTGGTCATCAAGCTTGCCTTCGGCTTTCATTTGATAAAACAATGCCATTGGAATGGATGCAACATGGTGCATATCGCCCTTCCAATTAGCTTTTTCATCAAAAGAATTAAATCTATCTTTGTTGTCTGAAACTATCTGAGTCGCATCAATAATTGTCTCAATGGTGGCTTCGTCTTTTTCGGCATCGTAATGCCACATCTTACGAGTACCAGTTTCAGTATTAATGTCAAAAAGTTTTGTGTGCATATAAAAAAAGGGTGGGTTATTAGCCCACCCTTTATATTTCAGATTAGGTCTGAATTGTTGAGTTCAAGTCATAGACAGCGCCATGAGCTTTCTCATTCTTGATCTTCAAGCCCCACTCACACAAGAGCATACGCTTCTCTGCATCGCCTGTCTTAGCCAGTTCAACTGTCTGGAAGGGACGCAGATAAGCAACTGATGCGTACTCAGGATCAAGCACGAAAACATCACGCTCACGTTGGAAGCGGTTAG